TCCGGCAGCCCACAGATCCTCGTCACGGCAGCAAGGAGATAGCCAATGTCTTTTACCCACGGTAGTATATCGACTATTTTGCTAAACGCGACGAACGTATCAGCGTTTTTGAACTCGCACGACCAGACCGTGACAATGGATACGGCAGACGTGACGACTTTTAGTTCAACTGCGAAGTCATACTTAGCTGGTCACACTGACGGCACGGTATCCTTGGCTGGTTTCTGGGACGCGGCAGCAGGCGCGATCGACCCAATTATGGCTGGCATTATTGGTTCATCCACCGCGAGCGTATTGTCTATCTGCGAAGAGGGTGCCGACGTGGTTGGCAAACGAGCGCTCGTGGTTCAGAGTCACGACACCAGTTACCAGATTAGCGGAGCTGTCGGCGATGCTGTCGCGGTATCGGCGGAATTTCAGATTGACGGTACGGGCAGCAGTGGCGCGTACCGTGGAAATGTTCTCGCGCCGCTCACAAGCTACGGTACGTCGGTGAATACCACAAATCTCGACAACGTGACAGGCACCACTAACGGCTTGCAAGCGAATCTTCATATGTTGACAAATGCCATCGCCACCACGGTAAAGATTCAACATTCTACTGACGCGAGCACTTGGGTTGATTTAATAACATTTTCCGTGCTTAGCGGAACGGGTTCCGAGCATAAAGTTGCAACCGGTTCAGTCAATCGGTATCTTAGAGTTAATGTAGCAGCAGCATCTGGTAGTCGTACAATGGCCGTAACTGCGGCCCGCAGATAAGGAGGGAAAAAATGCCTTTCGTACACGGTCGTACTACTCACTTTTCATACAACGCGGTGAATCTATCTGCGTTCTGTGACAATGTGGACTTTCCGCAGACGGTTGAAACAGCCGAAACCACGACTTTTGGCGACACCAGCAAGGACTACATCGTTGGCCTGCGTGACAGCACGATCAGCATCTCTGGCAAGTGGGATGGCGCAGCAAGCGCTATCGACGTGACACTGGCCCCCGACCTTGGCAACGCTACCGCACGAGCGTTTGCATACGGACCGGCTGGTAACACAGCTGGCAATGTCCGCTATACTGGCTCCTGCTTCTGCACGTCATACCAGATAACCGGTGCGATCGGTGATGTGGTAACATTCTCCGCGGAGTTCCAGGTTACTGGAAACGTCACCCGCGACACATTTTAAGGAGGGTAGTCCATGGCCATTCTGTCAGTCGATGAAATTCTTAAAGCCGACGACATTCCGAGTGAGGTTGTCGCCGTTCCCGAGTGGGGCGGTGAAGTCAAAGTTCGTGGCTTAAGTCGCGCAACGTTTGACAAAATCACAAAGGCTTCCGAAGTCGTCATCCCTGCGACTGGCCCCGGACAATCTCCTGGCGTTGCACGTGATGATTCACGATTCAGCGAGCAACTGTTTCTCGCCTGCGTTGTCGAGCCACAGTTCAAAGAGGAACATCTTAGCGTGCTGAAAGAGAAATCAATCAGCGCGCTCAATCGAGTTTACGAAGCAATCGGGCGCGTTCTTCAGACGGACGTGCAAGCCGCAAAAAAAGACTGAGCCGGGCTGGGAACGAATATATGGAGCTTTGGATTGCCCGCGAGTTACGTATGACCCGTTCCCAGATCCGACAAATATCAACCGCAGAATTCACTGACTGGGTGGCGTTCTTTATGCTAGAGGCCGATGCCAAAAAACAAGCAGAGAAACAGCGGAAATAACTTGGAGGAGTCATGGCCCTTGTTGTCAGGATAGTCTCAGACGTAACAAACCTGACCAAGGGCTTTGACCAAGCGATCGTATCGGCTAACAACTTTGCCGCCGCGATGAAGAATGTAGATTCTGGCGCAGGCACGCTTGCCTCGCTTCGTGGTGATTTAATTTCAATCCAGAGCGCGTTCGGTAAATCTGAACGCAGTTTTGCTGATTTTACAAAAGGCAGCGTTGACGCAGCCAACAAACTATCCATTGCGGTAGATAAACTTCCAAAACGTTTTGACGCACTTAGCGCGGCGCTTGAAAAGGCCATTAAGCAGCTTGACAGACTTGGCACGTCGTCTGTACACATCGCAGAGCTTGCACAACGCATAGACGGTTTGGGCGAAATAGCGCAGGCGTCAATGGCAAACCTTGCTGCTATGGGTAGTGAGATTCGGCAGGCCGTTGGCGCCATGGCGACCGCGACACGTGGAGCACAGCAGACAACCGGCGCACTGACGCAGATGGCGCGTTCAATTGACGAATCTTCTAGCTTGTGGACGAAGTTTGGTGTCGCCCTTGGTGGCGCGCTGGTTGGAAACCTCGTTGCCAATATGCTTTCTCGCTTGCAGGATTCGGTAATGCGCTTGCCTGGACAGATGATCCAGCTTGCTGGAAGCTTGCAGCAGACTGAAATAGCGTTAAATACAATGGTCGGTTCCGGAAATAAAGCCGTCGGATTCTTGGCCGATATGCAGGCGTTCTCAGCCCAAACACCGTTTGAATTCGAAGGCTTGATGCGATCGTCCAAAATGCTTCTCGCGATGGGTATCAATGCTCAAGCCATTTTGCCGATTTTGCGCCGAGTGGGTGACGCCATGGCCGCGGTTGGTGGATCGTCATACGCGGTTGAAAACGTAACCCGTGCGCTGTCGCAGATGGCGGCCAAAGGAAAAATTAACGCCGAGGAACTGAATCAGCTTGCAGAAAACGGGATTCGAATTCTTCCGATTCTTGCGAAGATAACCAACAAATCAACCGCTGATGTTTTGGCTATGGCTGAAAAAGGCCAGTTGCTCGCATCGAAATACCTGCCTCAAATTATCAACGCGATCGGTGACAGCTTTACCGGACAGATGGAAAAGCAAAACAAGACGATCACCGGCTCACTCGCCGCGCTGTCCGACGCATTCAAACTGACATTTGCCGAGATTGGCAAGTCGTTAAATGATCTAACTGGATTCACCGACAAAGTGCGCAGCTTAGCCACGGCTATCACTGACGTTGGCAAGGCGGTCAAGCAATCCGGTCTTATGGGTGTATTTGATGCCATTTTTGGCGTTAACGCCCAGAACGCAATTAACGGTTTCAACTTAGCACTAATTGCCATTGGCGTAACTGCCGCGGCGAGTGCGTTGAAGTTTTTAGCCACGGCTGAATCACTTGCTCGTTTGCGCGCCGTGATGCTGGCGACGACGCTTGCAACGATTAAACAGACGGCGATATTCGCAGCGATCGGTGTTGCTGCATTCACAATTGGAGTGAACCTGGATGTTTTGTCTGAAATAGTCGTCGGGTTTGGCAAAGCATGGTATGCCGTATTTTACGGTGTTGGCCAACAGGCGGTAAATTTTGCTAGCGTCGTGACTAACGCATTTGACGCAGTTGCTCAAGCTTCCAGAGGAAACTTTTCCGCAGCATTAAAGTATGCTTCAGAGTCATTAAATGGATTCGGACTGATGGCCAAAGGCTTTGATGGCGTAAAAGCCGACATTGCAAACGCGCTTGACTTTAAGCAATCGTTTGTAAATCCCGCAACTGAAATTCAAAAAGTCTGGACAAATCTCACTGGACTGTTTACCGAAAAAACAGGCAAGATGACGATAGGTTCTGAAAAACTTACTGCCGCGATGATGGGCTTGAAGAAAGAAACCGAAGCCGTCAAGACCAAGGACATTAGCGGCAAGCTTGCTCGGGAAGCGAACCAAGCGGCAAACACAGCCAACGCGCTTGCGGCCTACAACCTTGCCTTGAAAGACATTGCCGCAAAGGAAGCGGAGATGGGGTATTTCTATGACGAAAACAAAGCCAAGGCTTTGGCTCTGACACCCGTCATCGCTGCGATGAGTGCGCAATATGGTGCCGCGAGCACCAAGGTTCAGGCGTTGCGTTCTGAGCAGCAGGGATACATCAAGGCAAGCACAAACGTGAGTCAAGTGGAAGCGAGACACGCTAAGACGCTGGACAGCATCCTAGACGCCGCGCTTAGATTGCAAGTCAACCTAAAAACGATTGCAAACGATCTTGATGACCAAGGCGCATCGTTTAACGCCGCGGAGAAGGAAGCTAGGGCGCTTAAGCAGGCGTACCGTGAGCTAAGTAACATTAAGATAGGCGACAAGGCTGGATTTGCAGACTTCCTTAAGGATTTCGATCCCGCGAAGATGCCGGGTTTCAGCGACAACATGATGCGCGGCATTGCAGACGCGCTTGCTGGCGGCGACACAACCGCAATAAGTGAAGCGCTAAAGACCGCAATCAGTAAGGCGTCACAGAAAGCGCAAGCGTTTGATGTGAGCGAAATTCTGAAGGGTGCTGAAACTGAATTGAGCGTTATGTCTATGGTCGCCAAGGCCACGGGCAAAGAGTTTGATGAAGCAGCGGCGCAGGCTGAAGTCTTTGGCCGCACGATCGAAGCGCTTGCCCGCAAGGGAACTCCAGAGGCAACCGCTGCAATCGCGGAGTTGTCAAAGCAATTGAAGGCATTAGAGGTAAAGCCGATTGTCAACACGTTTGACGAAATGACAAAAACAATGCAGGCAGTCGGAACGGCGATCGGAAGCGTCATAAACGCGATTGATGGACTGGGTTTTGAATTACCGAACTGGCTCAAGCAGGGTACTCAAGCAGGCTTTGCGCTGATTGCAGCGATGGGTTCGATAAAGCTTGCAATTGATTCTGTTGCCGCGGCGTCTGTAGCGCTGGGTATTGCTGCACCTTGGTTGTGGGCGATCGGCGCAGCAATCGCAGCGGTTGGCGTAGGAATCATGTGGTTCATCAACAAGAATAACGAGGCCACCGAGTCAATCAAGAAACAAGAAAAAGCCTGGAAAGAGGCTGCCGAACAGCAGTACGAATACGAGCGTCAGGTGCGCGACAGCTCGGAAACCGTCCGCCAAGCAGCCCAAGGCGCGTTTGAGGCATACGAGCAGCGCGGTGAGGTCGCACGAGAACTGTCTCGCGATGAGATGGCCTACGCCGAGCATTTGCTAATGCGCTATGAATGGGCGCAGCAGAATATTATCGACTCGGCGTGGCGTTCAGCCGAGGAACGTAAAGCGGCTGAACAATACTTGGCCGAAACGCAAAAAGAACTGGTAAACATGCTGCCTGGCGCGATTCAAACCGCGATGACTACTGGCAATCAGCAATTTCTCGCAGGCGTTGCGACAATGCGAAAAGATGCCCGCATACAATTCCTGGAAATGTCCGCTGACATTAGTAACAGCATCAAGTCTGGCGTCATTGGTGGCATTAAGACAGCCGCCACAGAGTTCATCAACGGCAGCAAAGATTGGACCACCACATTACGAAAAGGCATCAAGGATGCAATCGTCGGCGCGATGGTAGAAGCGTTTGTCACCAAAGGTTTGCTTGCCCCGATGATGAGGCAGATTGAGGAACTTGGACAACAAGCCGCAGCCTCGCTTGATGTTGCAGCCGGCGGCAGCGGAACAGTTGACGCGTCAATTATAAAACAGTTGAAAGGCATTATCGGCCAGACTGATGCGGTGGCTGGTAAGATTGAAGGGCTTTTTGGTGGCCTTAAGGGTGCGTTTGAAGGATACAAAACCACGACAGAGGACATAAAACAGGGCGAACTTGACAGGGCTATAAAGAAAGTAGATGAAATCAATAAGCAAATAAGTGTTTTTGGTAAGACGGAAGAAATGCTAAAAAATAAAGCAAATGCTATCCGCGATGTGCTTAATCAAATGCTTGAGGATAACATCAGCATTGGCAGCGAGCAGTTTAAAGCATACAAAGACCAATACGATTTGATCATGAAATCAATCGAGGGTATGAATGATAAGGAACGCTTGCGCAAAGATCTTGGCAGTATGGAGGATAAATACTGGAAGGAACTTGAGCAGGCTGCCAAGAATCGCGATGATGCTCTTTTCGGGAATAACGCAGAGCGTATCCGCAAGACTCAAGA